ATGAGTGACGCCCTATACGACCGCACCGGACGCGAGATCATGCTAGGCGATGTCCTAAAGGTCTTTCACTTCACCGGACGCCGCCGCAAAGCCCACTACATGTATAAGCAGGTGGTCGAGATCGGCCCGATAAATCCCCGTGGTGAAAGCCGATACCTGCATATCAGCCACCTCAGCTTGGGCAAGGATCGTCCATACTATGAGTTTCTCGATGGCCGGGTGTTGTCTGGCTATGAGATCGTCCAGAGCATCGACGCCGCTTTTGAGGATAGGCCGCGCCTCACCCCAGCCCCGGCGAGAGGCGATCGCTATGAGTGATGAATGCGGGACATGTCGCTTCTACCACGCGACGCTCAGGGGGAGGGTGTGGAGCGGCCCGATGCTTTGCCGAAGGTATCCGATCGCAATCGAAAAGCGCTGGACCGATTGGTGCGGCGAACACCAGACCAAGGAACCCACACCATGACCCCGACGATCGAAGAACTGGCGCGCGGGCTGACTGAGGCGCAGAAGCGGGCGGTGCTGGAGGCGTCCGACATGATGTCAAACCATGACGGCTATCCGTTCATGACCGTGGCTGTGACAAGCGATCCATGGCCAGCCGGTATTGCGCAGTTCCTGACGCTCAAATCCGACCGCCTCACCCCTCTCGGCCTCACCCTCAGAGCCTACCTGGAGAAGACGCATGGTTGATGATGGACCACTACCGCCTGCCTGCATGAAGTGCGAACAGGTGACCGGCAAGACAACCTGCTTCCCCGGCCCGTGCGTGTTCTTCCACGAACGCAATATCGAAGGGACGAAGGCAAGCCAGATCGCGACGCTTGACCGTATTCGTCGCGGCGCGCGGGATGCTGTTCGTGCTTCCGAACTGACGGATGGAGAGCGGCGAACGTTGACTGATGCACAGCGGCTATTGTGGCGCAGCGACGTTGAAAGCGTTTGTCCATCGCCTGACATGTGCTTTGAATATAGCGACATCGTGCGATGCGGGCCATGCGCGACAAAGCAGTCGGCAAATCATGGCGTCCAGATAAACGATGGCCTCGCGAACCTGCCGGAAGTTTACAGGCTAAACCGGGAAGTGAGCAGGCTGCGGGAAGCTCTTTCGGCAATCCAGCAATACGGGCTTGACACACTTTCTGGCCGCACCGATGGCCCGTCAGACGTGAATTGGCATCGCGGCGCAGTCAACGAAATGACCAAGCGCGCGCGTCTCGCACAGGAACCCCAATCATGAACGCTGATATTTTGAACGACTTGGTGGCGCGGGTGGAGGCGGGGATTTGGGCAGTGCATCGCAGATACGTCTACTGGCAATGGCACCCTGTTAAGCATAGATCGGTTGAATATGCAGCCCTGATTGCCGCTGCTTTTGACTATGCGATCAGAGGACGACCACGCAGCCATCGCAAAGGGGAATGAGGGTGCGAAGGGATAGGGTTCGGCCCAAAGCGCTTACCGCCAAATCGCCTATGCCTGACCGGATCCCGCGTTTGGTCGCAACGCTGAGGCGGTCAGAGCGAGATTTGCTAAACGGATATAATTGGCCCGGCAAACTTAGCGTCAGGCGGCTCCTAGCATCGAAAGGCCTTATCACATCACATATCGGGAGCCGCGCTTGCATCACAAAGTTGGGCGAAATGGTTATCAAGCAGGCGAGCAAAGGAGAATGAGGGTGGTTGATTTGGACAATCTATTTGAGCCGAACAGCGAGGATGGAGACGGGCCGTATTGGGATCCTTGGGAGGTAATTGCGATACCGGCAGGCGGCTATAACTCGTCCGTCGATCTCGACGCTATCTATGTTTTGCGGGCGATCAGGGATGGAGTTGCAAGCGGCAAAAGTGGCGACGATTACAAAAACTATGTCACCGATATTTCAAAGCGAATCGGCATGAGCGAAAGTCATGTTGAGCTGTGGCAGTATATCTTTTGCTCTGCGGATTGGTGCGACTACGGCACATCACCGCGCGGTTGCTTCCCGGCGCATGGGTTGCAATTCGACGCGCTTATAACAGCGTGGGAGGCGTATTATGTTCGGCGGTGGAAAGAGGAGCCTTAGCCTACCGCGCCAACAACGGAGCCGGGCAAATCTTAGCCGCCGCCTGCTCGGCAATCCGCAGCGCCGCCCACGCATTGGCGCAGGTCGCGCGTTCTTGCAGGGTTTCGCATCCGGTGAGCAGTAGCAGGGGGAGGAGGCGGATCACCGGATATCCTTCCATATCGCGCAGGCGGCGATGACGATAAGGCCCACCACGGTTGCCGCGCCCAGGATGAAGCCGGAGCCTATTGCGGTGGCGATGGCGATCATGGCTTGGCCTTTCCGGCGCTGCTGCTGCCCAGCCAAAACCCGAACGCCAGCACGGCAAAGGACTTCCAGGTTCCGATCACGTCACCACGCAAGGCCGGGTCATCGGACCACAGGACCGCCCACCCGCTGAAAAACGCATAGCCGACAATAGCCGCGATCGTCGCCCCGACCACAACACGAAGGTATGGGATGCCGTCGCTCATTTCGCCCTGTCTCCCGTCTTGCGTTCCAGCCAATCAACGAAGTCGCCCACGGTCTTGCCGGAAAGGATCGAGGGGTTTGCCTTGGTCGCCGCTGCACCGGCCAGCGTGTCGGCGCGGGCATTCATGGGAGCGGCAAGGATCGCCCCGGCGGTCACTGGCCCAAGGAAGTGGGCGGCATAGAGCGTCGCCTTGTTGATCGGAATACCCTTGGCGCGCAGATAGGCGGCGTTCTTCGCGGTGAAAGACTTCGCGCGGGCAAGCTGCTCGGCTTCCGATGGCCGCAACCCGCCGAACGCGGGGCGCAGGGTTGGCCCCCATTTGCCGCCTTCACCCTGCCATGTGGACCGGATGAACTGATACAGGCCAGACGCGCTGGACGATGCCGCCTGCACATAGGGCCGGTTGCCGCTCTCGATCTTGGCCAGCATCGGCCAATAATCATCCGGCATCCCGTCGCCTGGCATGGCTTTCGGCGGGGCCAGTTTGTCGAGCATAGCGAGCGTGTCGCGGCCTGCCCAGCCATCGACTGGCGTTAGGCCCGTGCGCTCCTGAAACAGGCGGACAAATGCGTCATCTTCCATGGTGGTCATAACCCCATCACCTTCCAAGCAGCGAACATGCCAGCGCCGATCGAGGCAAAGGGCACGGTCTTGATGATCCATCCGGTTACCGTGATCGCCCCGGCGCGGCGGTTTTCGGAGACTTCCAGCGAGGTCAGGCGAACGTCATGCGCCGCGATCTTGAGGTCCAAAGCCTTGATCGCATCGGGCAACCCTTCCGACTTGTTCACCTTGTCGGTCAGGCCGTTGATCAGGTGCGCGCTGTTGTTCACCGAGTGGATGAGTTCTTTCATTTGCCCGCGCAGTTCACCCAGCATAAGAAGCATCTGCCCGTGAGATTCGGTTGTTTCGGTCATCACGCCGACCCCACATCGCGCATCGCCGCGATCATCAGCATCGCCAGTTGCTCGTAACGGATGCCAAGCCGCGTGCGCCCTGTCGGCTGTTCAAGATAAGTCACGACGTCCTTAGTTGTCATGACTGGCTCGTCATAGGTCGCAGGTTCAAAACCAACTGTCATAACCAACTGACCGTCTTCAATGCTCTCGGACACAACCTTGCGCATGAACGGCGAACCGTCCTCGTTCAGGATCGGCAGGGATCGCGTCTTGGGCGTTTCGACAATCACCGGCTGCTCGCGCATGAACACGCGATCGCCTTCGACCACCGGCACCACGCGCATCTTTTCGATCGCTTCGACTTCAGGAATTTCGACCGGCGTCACGATCTCGATGATTTCGACCTCAGGATCTTCGCAGAACAGGGCAAAGCGGTGCGCGTCCAGGCCCTCGGCCGCGAAGGCATCAAGCACGTCCTGTGCATTGACGCCGATATGGATACGTGCGTCGTCACCCTTCTCGCTGATCGCGTCGAGCCATTGGAATGGCAGGATGTTTAGAGAGAGGACCGCGCGATAAGCGGCGGCCATCATCATCTGGTCGTCAATGAAGCGCTTCAGGCGCGGATCAGATGTGCTGATTGTCCCGGTCGCGGCCCATACAACGGACCACCGATAGCTACCTGTGCCCAACGACGACAGATTGTCGTCGGCGGGGCGTAGCTGATTGGTGACCGTTTCCGCAGCGACGATCTGCACAGCCGCATTGCCGCTGGTAGCGTCGCCCCCCAGGCTGATGATCCGCGCGTCATAGTCATTGACGCTGCCGCTGCTATGGAAGTCGATGAAAGGCGTCGATGCAACGCTCTGGTCGCCCAACTCGATGTTGCCGCTCGCAACCGAAAACTGCACCGCGCCGTCGGCAGAGCGCTGGCGGAACGCGATGGCCGCGCCGTCATAGTTGTACCCGACCGTTGGGGCGGCATAGCCCAGGCTCGCAAAGGCCGCCGCGTTGAAACCGATATCCTGTCCGGCGGCGCGGAAACCCTCAAAGCCCGCGCCGCGCGCAATGAAGCCCATGCAGAATTTTTCGCCGGACAGATTAACGACATCATTGCCCCAAGTCCGACCAACGGTGGCTTCGGCACTGGCCGGGGTGGCAACCGTATTGATGATGCCGACCTCTATCCCTGATCCCTGATCTGCATAGCCGTCGCCTGTCAAAATGACGTTCGTATTGAAGCCCCACCCTTTATGGATGACGTTGACCAGCACCTCTGGCGACCCGCCGTTCGATGGCGTCACGACATCGGTCGTGCCTTCGCTTCGCCAATCGAGGACATCCAGCGTCAAGCCGTCCTCACTCCACCCGGTTAGGAGGCCGCGACACCACGGAGAATGCGTTGTCTGAACCACCATGCCGACGCGCAAGCGCTTCACCGGTGCGGCTGTCGCCAGGATCGCTGTGTTGGCGGTAAAGGTCGCCGCCGACCGGTGCGTTAGCGCCACGCTCCGAAATTCTGAATAGGATCCAACCCCGTCAACCGTGGGAATCGTCGCTAATTGCTCAGGCGAAGTGATGCCGAAAACCTGCGCAGGTTCGTCGGCGCGGCCGCCACCTGTGACAGCGCTGGTGCCCGATAGCCCATCCAGCATCCCGGATGGATGCGCATTGGAGACGCGGGAGCGGCGGGCGATCTTGCCGATCAGATATTGGGCGCTGTTCGCCGTGAACCGTGCGCCATCACTGCACCGCCAGGTTATATTCTTGCCACCGCAATCTACGTCTTCAGTCAGGTGGTAAAGGCCGTCAGGAACAAACACTTCAGCACTAAGAGGCTGCGGGATCGCTGCATAGATGGGCGGTGTGTTGATGTGGCCTATTACAGACTGCGCGGCGGCCGAGAAAAAGGCCTGTTGCAGCGTCGTTCCATCGTCCTGCGTCGCGCCATGGTCGCGCACCGAAACCGTCTTGGCGATGAGGTTGGTGATTTCGCTTTGCGTGTCGCTGGGTGCGTCGCCGAATCCGCGCACGCCCACCAGCGCTGCGCCTTTGTTGGGGGCGGTGGAGGCGGCGTCGGCGCGAAAGGCTGGATCATTGCCGGTGCCAGGCGAAAAGCCCCAGGAGCCATCAGGGTTGACTACGGGAAATTGGCTTTCCGCGCCGCCGCCCAATGGCGTTTGTGGAGACCTGTCGATCTTGCCCTTAAGATACAGCGCGCGCACCACGTCGCGGTCGTTCACTTCATTGACAACGGACGGCAGGAACGGCTGACCACTGGCAAACTCGACGGATTGGATAAACGCCGGTTCAGACACAACAAACACGTCGCCAACCGTCGAAGCTGGTGCAGTCGCGAAGGTCACGGTGCCTCCATCATCCGACAGCGCAACGGTGAAACCGCCATCATCCACCGGCGTCTCGGCACCAGACGACGCCCGAAAAATGACAGCAACGTCAGCGGCAGAAACGGCTTTGAACGTGAAGGGGAACGCGACCGTCACCCCATTGGCCGCGTAAGGCCCCGAATAGGTATCGGTCGTGGAAACGGCCATGCACTTGCCTCCGATATGGATGGCAAGGGATTAGAGGTTGCGGGGTATGGCTTGAATCGACGGGCCTAGTCTTCCTTGATCTTGCCCTTGGTCAGGCCTTCCCACCAGTCACCCCAATCTTCGGGATGCTGGTCGCCGCCGAACACATCGACAATGAATTGCGTCGTTGCTGCCATTTGGCCGGACGTTGGCGCGCCGACATAGCCCGCCGCTTCCATGGCGTTGCGGGTCGCGCGCTTGGTTTCGTCGCCCTCCGATAGGTTCTTGATGTCGGTGATGACCCGCGACGTTGAGCCGACAAACCGATCGACCGAGGACACGTCGCCGCCAAAGCCCTTCACCGCGAAATTCGCCAGGTCGCGGACAACAGGAAGCGGGCCGAGCGCATTGACCGCCATCGCGCCAAGCAGCCATTGCGTCCAGCTTTCCTCATCGTCATCGTCGGGCATCCGGCCAGTCAGCCATTCCGCCGCCAGCACAGGCAGGACGTAGAGCATCAGCGTCCGCCCCATCAGGTCAGGGAAATCGGATATGGACTTGGTGCGGAAAGCCGTGCCGTAATCCCGTGCGAGCGTCCGCTGGCGCTGATAGTAGGCGCTCATGAAGGAGTAGAAGGGCGTGATCATCTTGAACGCTTCGCCCGCGACACCCTTGCCGCGCATAATCGCCGCCAGATCCTTGGAAGAACCAGAACCCTGCGACTTGCGAACGGCCTCATCAGCATAGGCGATGGATTGCGCTTCTGGATCACCGCGTGACTGCGCCTTGTTATAGGCAGCCATCCACGAAACGACCGAGACGAACCGGTCCACAACACCGATCAGCACAAAGCCGTTGGCCTTGATAGCCGCCGCGCCCTTGCCCAGCCTGCTATCCGACGTAAGCATGTCGCGCATGTCGCGGTCCATCGTCTCCATGCGGGCCGAGACTTCCTGGCTGTTTTCCAGCACAAACCGATAGCTGCCGACCGGATCGCGCGCGAAGCTATAAACACCCTGCGCCATCCAGCGCGCGCCGATGACTTCCGCCGTCTGCACGAAGCCGCTGATTTGCAGCATGATGGTCGATGCGCGGTAAGCCAGGCCGACGAACGTCGCATTGGTGCGAATCGCCTTAAGCCCCTTTTCCAGAGCGCCCATGCCCTGCGCGTCATAGGCGAACTCGTTGGCGATATGGTGCAGCCAGGGGTTGAATTGCTTCTGCACTTCCTCCCCCAGCACACCTCGAACCGCCTTAACGATCCGCGCGTCATTCAGGAAGCGGTGCGCATCCATCAGCGTCTCGCGGTGCGTGATGTCATGCACCACTTCATTGATGTGCCGAGACAGGACAGCGGGCGACAGCAAGATCGGCATATCACGGACTTCCGTCCGCTCGTTGGTCGATCCCGCCCGCGTGTTCGCGCGCTTGTAGGCGCTGCTGAATAGCTGATCGGCGCTGATCGCCGTGTTCTTTTCGACCCGAAGATCCCGCGACGTATCATAGACCACGGGATAATAGCCGCCCCGCAGGACGCCCGCGTTGGTCTGGACTTCGCGCGCCTCGACCTTTTCCGGCTCGACCCCGTTTACCCGGCGCTCAACCGCTGCAATCTCAGGCCACAGGACATCGATCGCGTCCCAGACCTTCTGCACATAGCCCCATTCCTCTGCCGTCAGTTCGCGGTTGAGCATGTCCAGCATGGATTGCTCGCTCCATCCATAGCCCCCGGCCAGCTTTTTGGCGTTGCCCTCATTGCCCAGATTCAGGGCCATGGAGATAAGCTGATCGCGCGTCATCACCGCAGGACGGCCATTGCGCGGGTCGATGAAGGAGAGTGTGACCTTTTGGCTCCACCGCTTGCGCACGTCTTTAGGGACTTCTGCCTGCGCCTTGGCGAGCGCGTCCACAATCTGGCGCGTCATCTTGCGGCGGCGCTACTGCGCGTCCACGATCCGCTGGAACACGACGCGCTTGAACATGCCGAACCCGCCGCCATCGAGCCAATCGAACACGGTTTCCATCTTGAGTAGCGAGGCATCGACAGACAGAATCCGCGCCTTGATGTCGGCAAAGAACCCCGGTTGCAGGAAGGTCCGGCTTTCCGGCAGCGCCTTCAATTTCCCCGCATCAACCAGCGCCTCAATCTGCGCCTCCGCTTCCCCGACCACAGCCTCATAATCACGCTCTTCCTTGGCATCGATCAGCTTTTGCTTGAGCCTGCCCAGGTGCATGATTTGCTTCACCGTCTCGTCCAACCCAATAAGCTGGTCAACGGTCAGACGGCTCCAATTCGTAGTGCCAAGCGTTGCCGAGAAGGATGGCGGACGGGCGAGATCGCGGCCCGCCTCCTCCTGTTCGCGCGCCCACGCCTCATAACTTTCCTGCCGGTCAAGGAAGCGCTGCGAACGCTGCTTTAGGTCCACTTGCTCCAGTAGGCCTTGCGCGCGCTCGAGATAATCCTGATCGACGCTGGCCATGGTCCGCTTGGACGCCACCTTGGACATGCGCGCGACGGCTGCCTCAATTTCATCGGCCGCGCGCTTAGCTTCCGAGATCAGCGCATTGTTGAGCATCTGCGCCTGCTTTTGCCGGAACGCCTCGACATTATCGCCCGCGATCACGGCGTCCATCGCCGCCTTGCCAGCCTTGGACGCGGCGCGCTGGTAGCGCTGGATTGCCGAGCGCGATGCGACATCAGCGACCCGGCCATCCCTTACTGTCCGCGCCGCCCAATCCTTCGCAATGCGATAAGGCGTAACGCGCTGGCCTGTAGAGCGCGCCAGAACACGCAGTTCGGAGGCGATGACTTCGCCCTGTTGATCATTGTGGATGATTGCAAGCGCTTCCTCCTCGATCGAGCCATCGGTAAACGGATCGCCGTAGCGCTCCATCATCAGCGTGTCGGTCTGCTCATCTATCAGCGCTTGCCGCGCGGACCTTTGATCACCTCCTTCCCTCAATTGCCGACGCGCGGTTTCCACACCCATGAGGGCGCGGACCATCTCTTCGCCGGATGTGAAGCCGGACAACTCGGCTGCCTCATCTGGATTGACCCCACCATCCTTGTAGATCGGGGGCACACCTTTTGGGAGCATAGCGGGCGCATCTTCGCCCAGCGTCTCCCTAATCCACGTCGCGTCGAGCGGTGCTTTGCGGGCATCTGCCAACGCGCGAAATTCTGGCCGGGCATCAACGTCCGCAGCCACATCGGCGGCGATCGACGCGCGCCTGTCCTTATATTCCTTCGTCACCCGGCGCTTGACCGCGCTCATGGCCTTGCCCAGCAGCGCGTCATGTGCGGCATCGCGCGCGGCAACGGTGCTGTCCTGATAGGCCGTGAACTCGTCATCGGTCATCGTGTCGGGCTTGGTGTCGAACAGCGCGGCAATGCCCTGTGCTTCGTTCGCACTGGCAATCTCTTCATCGGTTGCGATCAGGCGATCCATGACGGCGCGGATTTCCGGCGTGATGGGCGACTTGAGCCGGTCCACGCTGCGATAGACCGACACCAACCAGGACTTGAACGCTTCAAAAGCCTTACGCAGGATCGGCGTGGGAGCCTTGCCCTCCATCAGATAGCGCTCGACCCCGCGCGCCCACATTTCATGGGCGTCAACCGGGATCACGCCATCGGTGACAGCATGACCTTGCCCGGCGAACCAGTCTTGCACCGCCTGCCAATCGGTTTTCAGGGCATCGGGCGCGGCAGGATTAGAGGCATCGGCGCGCAACTGCTCCAGCCACAGATGGCCGGTTTCGTGCAGGAAGGTGCTTTGGTCGCGGCTCTGGAATAGCTCGATGATGGTGTTTCCGGTGCCGAAGCCGGATTCAGGAAATTTGATGCGGCCACGCGGAGCGCCTTCATCGGGCTGGTCATAGCCCTGGCCTTCCGCCTCAGCCTGATACGCGGCAATGGCGTCCTTTATCTCCTTGCGCGTCGCGGTATCGGCATCGAGCCCACGGCTATCCAGCACCGCGCGCAACTCCTGCGCCGCATCCCGCAGCGTCTTTTCCTTGGCGGTCAGATAGCGGTCACGTCCGGCCACGCCTTCGGCGATGGCGTCAAGCAGTTCGTTCGCAGTCGGGCGTTCCGAGAACTCAGGGAAATACCCCGCCTCCCATGCGCGCATCGCCCATTGGTCAGCGCTATACTCGTTTGCGCCCAACCCGCCTTCGTCGGCGAGCATGGATGTCTGGCCAGCGCCGCTATTGTCGCGCACCAACTTCCGCTTACCCGGCTTGCCACGATGCCACGCATCAGCGCCCATGGCCTTGAGGTCGCCGCCAGCATCAACAATACCGCCGCCCCTAGCGATGAACTCCATCAGCGATGGCCCGGCAGCCGTCTTTGCGTCCTTGCCGCCCTTCATCGTCTCGATCAGAATGTCGGTATTATCCGCCGCCTGTATCTGGGCGAGGGCAGGGGGCAGCACTTGCCGCACCTCGACCGGATCGAACTCCTGGCCCGTCAATTCGCGGCCCATGCGCGTCGCCCGCGTCGCTTCCCGCTGCGTCAGCAATTCGGCCTGCTGCTGCGCGGTTGATGGCGTGAAGCCCGCCGTCATCAGCTTGTCGGCAATGGACTGGCGCAATGCCTCGCGGGGGGCCATAGCGGCGCGCGACGCCTCCGCTTCTGCCGCCGCCTTCTCCGACAATTCATCCATGACATCGGCCATGGCACCATCGAACGTCTGGCTTTCGCGGATCGACATGCCACCCGATGACAGGCGCATATCATCCTTGAGCGCGGCCCACGCAGGCGTCGAGACGATCCGCGTCAGGTCTCCCACCGGCAGGACGAGATCACCGCCCGTCGCAATCGCTTCGTCCACCGCATCGCGATAGCTATCGAACTCGCCCGAATAGCCGTCGCTCTGCATATAGGCGTTGATCACCTCGCCCGGCAGAAATACGCGATCAGATCCGGTGTCATCGCCCAACTGCTGGACGAGATCAGCCAGCGCGTCAGGGGAGCGGCCCGCCAGCTTTGATTTTGCGGTCGCTTCCGCGATCTGGTTGAGAAACGCGGCTTCATTGCGCGCGTTGATAGACTGCTGCCTTCGTTCAAGAACCTTCGACGCCACCCGCACAGTGCGTTCGCTGGCGACAGAAATAGAGGATGCCGCCCCGACGCCCCCGACCGTGGCAACGAACGTTTCAACCCCCCTGCTAATTCGCGCATCACGGTAGGATTGAAACGGCTTGTCGGGATTCAGGACCGCCCATTCATTAAAATCTTGAAGGATGGTTGCGGCCTGCTCACCCGGCACCTCAGCGGCAAGCTGCCTGAAAAAGGTTTTGGCCAGCGGCGATTTCTTAACGAGATCGCCAACGAGATTACTGACTGGCAATCGTTCGGTCAGTATCTCAACAGCTCCCTGTGAAGCCGCATATACGCCAGCCTTTGACGCTGACAGGCCTTTGTCGCGGGCTTTCAGATATTCGCCGCCGCCTACCGATATGCCAGCCACAGACGCGCCTGCTGTAGGGCCAGCCACCAGGCCGACAGCGATAGACCCTGCGGTCGTGGGAAGGCTACGAACACCCTGCAGGAGGTTCCTTGCGGTCCAGTCAGCGACTTCCGGATTGGCTGCGTCTGCCATGGCGCGTCCTTCGCGCGCACGGGCATCAGTGAACGAGGCGATACCCTGCTCTATCGACCCTCCGAAGATCGTGCGTTGCGCAGCGGCGACCGGCGAAACGTCTGAGGCATTTTGCGCTATGGCAGACAGCGTGCCCCATATGCTGCTGGTTACATCATATACGCCCGCCTCAACTGTCTTGCCGATGTTGCGGCCAGTCAGTTTGAGGCCATAGAAGGCTTTGCCGAACAGGCCGAGATTGTCGTAATCATCAGCGGCGATGGCAGTGTTGCCCGGCTTGGCGGACCAGCGACCGATTGCCGGATTCTGGCGCATCACCTCGTTTGCACGGGTCGCGCGTTGCTGCGCCTCGAAATTAGGTAGATCGGATTGGACGATGGCAGCAGGGACGCCGCGCTCTTTAGCTATAGCGTTCGCGCGCGCCGTCTCATCCGGCTTTGCGACCTTGATTTGAAACGCTGTCTGAGCGTCTCGCTGCTTTTCAAAATAGTCATCGAATGGGTTGGATGCCATGTCAACGAGCCTTCATAGCTTGATACGCTTCCGCAACCTCATCTTCCGGCACTTCCGTCACGCCGAATTTTCGCCTGTAGGCGTCTTCAATCTGCCATCTGACATTAGGAGGAATGTTCTCAGCCTCGATCTCATACCGCCTGAACTTCTTGTCAGACACGCCACCAAGAAAGCTTTTGTGAGGGATGACCACTTCCTTGGTGGCCGAGATAAAGGCTTGATATAACTCCGTTTCCGTTGGCTTGCGTTTGCCGCCTGTGGCCGCGATAAGTTCTCGCTCCATGAGTTTTTGCACACGAACACGCTTAACAGGGCCAGTGTCTTTGTCGCCAAACCCTAGGTCAGGCGTATCATATGTGCCAATTGTGGCGGCAACCTTGGCGCGGATATCTGCATCCGGGTCACCCTTATTCATCTTCGCCTGCTCGACCAACAACCCCTGCATTTCCGCGCGGGTAACCGAACCAGCATATTTGCCGAGCGGCTCCTTCGCGAACTTCTCCGGGTCACGGATGCGCAGCAGTTCAAGGCTAGTAGCGGCGGCACCATTTGCGACAGCCTCAACCGGCTTCGCATTTGATTTTGCCACGCCCATGTAGGACCGGGCGGCATCCGGCGACAGATTGCCGCGAATATTGGCGGGCATCTGTGACAGGTCGGTAAAGCCCGCGCCCTGCTTGAGAACCCACTCGCTGGCTGCGCGATCAGCATCTTGTTCCTGCCGCGCCTTCAACTGCTCATCGAAGCCGATACGATCCTTGGCCGCTCCCAGCACGGCGTCGCGCTGCTCCAATGACCAACCCTGCTTTTCGGCCTGGGCATAGATGCGCTGCGTGATGTCCTGCATGTCCCAGCGGCGCGCAGACGGCGAGACAGCGCCGCCACCGCCTTCGCCCAACACGATATGCCAGTGGTCGCCGGTCGCGTGCTTGGAGCGCCCCTTGCCCGTCTCGTTGATGGCCTCAATGACGGTATAACCCGCGCCCTCTACACCCTTGACATATTGGTCGAACGTCATGCCGGGAATGGGGGCCGTGTCCACGGCGGCTTTACTTTTGTTGTGCCACGTGCCGGGGTTCGCCTTGGTGAGCGGGTGGTCTTTGGAGCGATAGGTCGATGTGATACGGGCCTGCGGAAACAGCGCCTTGATCACCGCGCCACCATCCGCAACCGGCGTCCCGCTGCCACCCTTGCCAGGTTCGCCGCCGATCGCAGGCAACGCGGCAATCGCCGTGAATTGCTGCTCAGCCCAACGCTTTTGCATCGGACCAGCCAGAGACGCGGACAGCGATGCTTCATCCCCCGCGCTCAGATTATCCTTGTGCGCCTCGAAATAGGCGCTGGCGAGATCGATATCCTTGTCCGCAAGGTAGCGATTGACGATCGCCCCATGCGCAGTGGAAACGGCCCGTCGTTCCTCGCTGGCCAATATCTCAGGATCGCCCAGGCCCGCCATTTCAGCATTGGCGCGCGCCTGCGCCTTGGCGCTGGCGATGAACTCCGAACGCTGCGCCGGATCATCGGCCGCAACCGCGCTCTCAATGAAATTCCCCAGCTTCGCCTTGCCCGTCTCCTGTTCATAGACCTTGGCCTGGCCGATCGAATAGGAGGCAATATCATTGCCAGCAGCAGAGCGCAGGCGGGCCAGTTGCGGCTCAAGGAAGCGCTTCGTGCGCGGGTCGGCTTGGGCCAGCACACCATTGACAGCATCGTCCAGCGATTTATCGACGGTCGGGCGGGCGTCCAGCGCCAGTTTGCCGGGCTTTGCCTTGAACTCAGCCAGCGCGGCGGATGCGGCGGACTGCGCCGTCAGATAGAGATTATCAGCGTTCGTCTTCGCCAGCGTCTCTTCAATCTGGACCTGCGCCTGCGCATAATCCGACATCGCCCCGCCAGCCTGTTGCAGGCCACGCCCGATCGCCCCAGCAACGCCGCCATCATTGTCAGCAGCACGAAACCGCGCGCTTGTGGTCTGGACCGGGCCGACCTGTGGAGCGCCATATTGGGGGATGCGTGGCATAGGCTTGCCTCTTGTGCGGATGGCAAGTAGCTATAGGGGATGAGCAGCGGATTGAATCGACGGGCAGTAGCCCTTGCCACTCTTGCGGCCCTGGCCACCAGCCCAGCGCATGGCCAAGATGCGACATTCTCTGAAATGCGAGCCAAATGGCAATCTTGCGTAGTAACGTCGGCGGTGAGGCTTATCGTCCCAGCAGAAACAGCAGACACAATCGCTGAGGGCGGATTCGGTAGTTGCGCTGCGGAGCAAGATGCAGTTCGTAAAGTTATTGGGAGGCTCGCTTATGCGAGCGGACCAGAAAACGCGCTTCCGAAAATAGCAGTTATGATGGGGGAGGAGCGGGAAAGCATCAAGTCCGCCGCCATCGCAGCGGTGCTTGCGAAAAAGCGCGGCCGTTAATACCCCTTCCGCTTCAAAGCATCATACTGCTTAGCCCCCCCCAGCGCCGTCGATCCCACATCAAACACGCCCTTGACCAGCGCGCCGGTCGCCGCCTGCCGCGACGCCTTGGCCTGCGATCGGTAATTGTTGCTCTCGATATTCCGCCCCAGCACATTCTCGGCACCCTGATCATAGATGCGGCGCACATCCTCATTCGCCAGCATGTCGGTATCGGCGGTCAGTTCGGCGGCATTGCCGAAATTCACGTCCAACCCGCCCGCTGCCATGGCGACACGCTGCTGCCCCTTGAGCGCGCCGACCTTGCGATAATGCTGGAGCGCTGCATCGCGGGTGTTCTCTTCCTCGCGCTTTGCCGCCTCATTCGCCAGCTTGGCGTTCTGGTCCGCGACCTGGGCCTGATAGCGGTTCTGGGCGTTAGCTTGCAGCGCCGAGAAGCCGGTGCCTACGGTCGCGGCAGCCGTGGCGGCAATAGTCAGAGAGACGGGATCACACATCGCGCTTCATCCAGAAATGTCGAAAGGGAACGCCGCGCACCATTTGCTCCTCAGGCTCGACCGTGAAGCCCCAGCGCCGCAGCAGCGCAATAGCCTTCCGGTTGGCGCTGGACACTAGGTTAGAGGCAAGCCAGCGTGAATCGACACAGCGCCGCAGCATGGCTGGCCCCCAGGACAGGAGGATGCGGCCATGACGATAGACTTCATCGGTGCCAAGAAACCAGACCGTGCATTGCCGGTCGATCGCTGACACCGTGACCGCGCCGAACATAGCTTCTGGCCGACCATCGACCAGAGCGGTGTAGCAGCGATCCGACAGCATGAAGCCGTTGCGCAGCGCTTGCTTGGGACTATGCCCCATCGCCTCGCACTCCTCGCGGTCTATGGCGCGTATTCGGCTTGCGATCGGGCCAATATGGGTGACGCGCGCCGGAACGACCTCGACCTTACCCACCAACGATCGCGTCCAGATAGACGCCTAGTAGGGTCAGGGGCAGGGGGTCGGTCTGCTTGATATAGACGCTGGCCTCGCCTGCAACGACGTTGGTGCTATCGATCACATATTTGCCTTCCAGCAGCGTATCGACAGCGCCCCAATCTTCATCCGCGCGCGGCTTCATCTCATAGGTGGTGGGTTGTGATCCGTCAGGCTTGCCAGCGCCGACTTCGACATTGCGCGTTCGACGAAGGTGCAGCACGATCTCGCCCGGCTGCTGCTTGCGGCCTGCAATCGCGCCTTGCCCGCCCTGAAACATGACCGGCATCGTCTGAATATCAACATCGAAAGGCAAGCCGAACGTGGCCTTGCGCGCAGTTCCAGCGCTCGATGGCAAAACCACACAGCCATTCGTGACGGTCAATCCCTTGACCACCGAGCCATCGATCAGGCCCCAGACAGTCATACCTTCGAGATGCCATAGACCAATGAACGTGTCGGTCGGGTCATCGAACGCAAAGGATATGGCGCAATCGAGATAGCAACAGTCCTCGATCGCGCCCCAACGCGCCGCCGCCATGCGTTCGATAAATGTCCTGCTCACCCCGGCAATATCACGCCGCACGACCAGATAAACGCGATCCTCACCGCCCTCGCTGATCGCGCAGCAAGACAGGACGTCGCCATCCGTGTCGCAGATCGTCCAACCCCAAACCTGCTGCGCCTGCTCCCAGGTAAAGCACAACAGTTTGCCGTCGCTGCGCACGGCCCAAATTACCGATCGCGGTTCCTGCGCGTAACACCACGACACGATGTCCATGCCTTCGAAGAAATGCGGAGAAAAGATCGTCACATCGTCGGAGGTCAGGCCATCAACCTCGAACTTGTAATTGATCGAGCGGACGCCGGAACCAGTCGATGGCGTATAGAAAACCACATTATCGACCACCAGCGGCGACAGGCGCGACGATCCGCGACCGATTTGACGGCGCACGGTTGGGGGCGGGGATGCGGTCAGATAGCCGCCATCGCCGCCCGATTCGATCACGAACAGGCTATCGGAGGTCAGGGCCAGCAGCGAAGACGTGGCGACAAGCTGATTGACCGCATTGACGCGCCCAGCGTTTGCCGCGACCGCAATGCTGTCGTCGGCGCGCAACGGGCTGGCCTGGTCGAAATTCTCAAACTCTGCCGATCGACTGCCCCATATCGCGCTCGGATTGTTGCGCGATCGGCCCAGCATCAAGCGCTGCTCAAAGAAGGTGACAGTCGAAGGATAATCGCCCGCGCCACTGAACGGATTATAGGCTTCAGGCGGCGCTTTATCGAGGGCTGGCCCGATATTGTCGTCATTGAACTCAAGCGTGTTCGTCGTGCCGATATAGCCGTAAAACTGACTGTTCTGCGCCTTGTAGACATTGTACCGATCCGCGCCTGTCGATGCCGACCATTGCAGGAAGTTGTAATTCCGCTTGAGGGTCAGGTCATTATAGGCGGTCACGTCAGCAGCGGTGGGGCGGCTTTCAAACCCGTCAATATCAACCGCCGTGATCGCATAGCGGGCGTTCGTCGGGAAAAACGCATCGCCACCGTTGGCGGCGTCGGTGTTCGGGGTGTTGACTGTGACGGTCAGCCCGGTTGGCGCGGCGACTTTGGGACCAAACGCTACCGTCGAGAACGCCCAGCTATCATGCGCGGTTCGCACCAACTTCGTCAGCGCATGGTCGATGTGCGCCATGTACATAGTGTCCGCCGTCTGCTCGGCATCGACCTCAGACAACTCCACGCCGTTGAACGGCGATCCGACACGGACGACACGCGCGACGCCCATTATGGTACATTCTCGCCAGGACCAAGCGGCCTGCCGCCGCCGCCTGTAACAGGTGGGTCGGGCGGCGTTACAGGCGGGGGGACAGCAGGCGCGACAGGATCGGGGGCCGGCTCTGCAACGCGCGTTATGCCGCCCGTCGCAGCAGTGAATACCCCCTTGCCCGTCGTATCAGCGGCAATCGTGAAGGCACCGCCGTTGACCACGGACGCGACGGTCCAAAATCGATTGTTGAGATAGTCGCCCAAATCGCCCGCGATCCCCGAAAGGAATACTTCATCGCCTACTGAGTAGCCGTGAAACGCGGCGCTGATTTGCGCATTTGCCGCGTTCGTAATCGCGGTGATCGCCAGTTCCTCGTTCAGCACCATGCCGCCGCCGCTGGCAACGCGCATATAGCCCTGCCCCATTTCCAGGGCATAGGTCTGTTCAAACGAGAACTGGAACGGCAATAGGCGCACCGGCTCGGTGGCATCGCGCACTTCGGCGACGAACCGGGTGCCGGGGCGCTTGGTCAGTCCGCCATATTTGAGGACCATGACATTGCGGGCCTTGCGGGCCGACGACGAATAGGCGTCCACATCGAAACGGCCATACAGATCCGGCGCAATCTCACCCTTGCTGAAATTGGGAAATCCTATTCGGAAGGCCATTGCCTCACCCTTTGATAAGCATTATGCTCCGCCTTATGAGAGACAATTTTTGGGCCAGGGTTGCCGAACCAAATAGTGCGGGTTGCCGAGAATGGGCGGGGTATAGAACCCAATCTGGATACGGCCGATTTCAGGCTGGCGGGAAGCGATACAGGGCGCACAGATATGCGTGGGAGCAGGCCAATGGCCCAATCCCAACGGGGATGATCATCTGCCATAGATGCGACAACCGGGCCTGTTGCAACCCTGAGCATTTGTGGCTTGGCACCAACAAATTGAATTCCGAAGATATGGTGCAAAAATGGAGAGCGCCCAATGGTGAGCGCGGCGGTCAAGCTAAACTGACTGACAGTCAGGTAAAGGCTATACGCAATGACAAAAGGCCCACGAAAGAAGTCGCCGCAGAATTTGGCGTTCACTGGTCCAGCATTGCTGGCATAAGGGCTGGAAGAACGTGGCGGCACGTTGAGGGCGACACCATTCACCGCACGAAAGCAAAAATTGATGATGCCACAGTTAGGAGTATCCGTGAGGATGCTAGGACTAACTTTGAGATCGCTAACGATTTCGGGCTGTCTTTCCAGCAGGTAAGCCGCATAAAGCGGCGCGAGCGCTGGGGCCACGTTGTCTAGGGCAAGCCGGTAGCCCATCAGACAGACAGGCCCATGCGCGCATATTCGACCGGGCTGATATAGTCGGTCTGGCGGCGCGGGTTGCGGTTCTCACTCGCAGCGACCGCGCGCTGTCGGGCAATCTCGGCCTGGCGAATCAGGTCACCCTTCAATTCTCGGCTTTTCTTGATCGGCATGGCGATGCGCGCGGCCAGTTCCAGTTCCATCGCGCGCGCCGTCAGGGCGTCGATCCGCGCTTCCTCGACCGTGTTGCGCTGATATTCGAGGATCGCGTTTTCCTCGTTGGAATAGATCGCGCCTTCGGACAGCAGGAAGGGGCGGGGGCCAAGTGCATCCCATTCAGGGAAGCTGTAGGGGCCAAACTCGGGCAGGTTGGTGGCCTGTGTTGCGACCAGCGGCACGATGCGCAGCGCGACAGAAAGGTCCGATGGCCGGGCATAGCGGTAAAGCCATTCGCCAAGGCGATCGTTGGTGGTAAGGGCCAGGCCGACACGGAGGATCGCGAAGTCAAACTCGGTCCACGTCAGCATCTCAGCCAGGACTTGGGGATAGAAGCGCAGGCATTCCCGCGCGCCTATGGACCGCTCATCCAGCGAATTAATGGGGTCGGCCGCAATCTCGGCCAGGGCATTGTTGCACAGGGTCAGACGGTCGGCCATGGCGCGGTTCTATGGTGGCGCGCCATGGCTTTGAATCGACGGTCAGGGGTAGCCGATGAAGCCGGTTGCCGTGGTGCCAATCGCCAAGACGCGCTTGACGATGCATTTGATTTGATACCCGGCAGGGACGCTAGATAACGTCACAGTGTTCCCGCGCGCGTCATGAAAGGCGATATCGCCGGTCCCGGTCACATCGACCCAGCGCACAGGTCCGCCCACAATATCAACCGTGTCGCTTGGCGTGATAGGAATGGCCGTATAGGATGCACCAGTCGAGAAGCCACTTTCAAAAGCCATGGTCGATCCTTCAAATAGAGGCGGGAAGCCGAAGCCTCCCGCCACGATTGTTATTCAGAGGGCTTGGGCGCGCGGATGGGCTTCGCCTCTTTCGGCTCAACCTCTTCCATCCATGAGCCTTTGGGTGCCGAAGTGGTGAAGATCTCACCCTCTTCGACAATCCGCTCATCCGCGTAGCCCTTCTGGGTCGCGCGATATGTTTTCATCACTGGCCTCCCACGAAATTGGTCTGACGAGCAGCCACGACGCCAGCGGTGATTTTGCCAGTCGTTGGCGCGACCCCCGTAACGTCGTAATAGAGCCGCATGTAGCGCTCGTTGGCCCCCTGAGGGATATAGTCCGGCACCTCGATCTGCGCGCCAGCCACAAGGGCCGCCGCGAGGATCGGCGCGGAAACGACAACGGTCTTGGCAGACGAAAAGCTGCTGTTGTCGTCCACCTGAAGCGAGACGGCCAGGCTGGTCAGATTGTTGAACGTCTCGACCACGGTGATGGACAGGGGGATTTTACTCCCCTTGCCGATGTCGCGGACGAGAGCGACACCGCCGTAAGGGGTGCCGGTCGCACCAAGATCGACAGTGTTGGTCGAACCGGCGCCGGCCGTGATCGCCTGCGCGTCGCTGAAAAGCAGCGTGTTATCAAAGATCATGTCACTTGCTCCTTACGAGATGGCGGCTTCGGTGTTGAGCAGGCTGTCGGTTTCCCGGATGGGCATACCGCGCCAGGTCAGGACTTCCTCGCCCTGAAGCTCCTTGGGAACGAGGCGGACGAAATTGTCGGTCGAACCGCCGCGCGCGTTTGTGCTTTCCGCATCGAGCGCTTCCATCAGCGTCTTGTTCATGTAGATGACGGTGTTGCCAGGATTGAACTGGCCAGCGACATCCAGGCTGTAGTTGCGACGGCCCTGCATCTTGTAATAGGCCTTGCGCATCAGCGGGTTGAGCGCCGTCGAACCCGCGATCAGATCCGATACGTCGATATTGGCAACGCGGGCGTTATAGCGCCAGTCCTTGACGGTCACGCCGACATGCTGCGTGAACATCTCCTCCTTGACATAGTAGGGGTTACCAGCCGCATCGAGAATGCGCTGACGCCCCATATCTTCGCGCTGGATACCAGCCGGGATATTTTCAGGGACGATAACGCTGGTCTGCTGGTCGCCGTGCGTGACGAACCAGATCGACGCATTGTCAGAGCCAGAGCCAGCACCGTTGACCACATTGGGATTGGCCAGCGTATTGTAGCGCGGGGCCAGGCCATGGAACTGCTTGCCGTTGATGTTCACGTTCGAATAAAAGATCGCGCTATCGACCGTCTGCGCGATCGATTCCATGAACGACTGGCCTTCGGAGAGGCGCACCTTGGAGGCGTTCTCGCCATAGAGGGCCAGCAGACGCTCATCGACGCTCGACAGGCCTTCGACAAAGCCGGTGGTATCTTCGACCTGCGTCGTGGTCGACTTGCTCTGCGCGATGCCCTGATAGATAGCGCCCCAGGACACGGACGGCAGGCCGGTGCGAATGACCGACTGATGCTTGGTCCCTTTGTTGCACGTCAGGACGTTGGCGTCCTTCATGAACGGGTTGATGCGGTGCAGAGCCTCGACAATATCGCCCAGCGGATTATCCGCCTGCTTCATGAAGTCGATCAACTGAAGATAGGTATTGCCAAGAACGGCCATATCAGAACTCCTTAGTCATTGGGATACAGCCGCTTTTCGAGCGGCAATTGAATCTTCGCCCCCGCGTCTGCGCGCACGAAGTCACCATCCTCACCAACCATTCCGCCGATCTTAGCCATCGCCTTGATCATTTCGAGGTGGTTGCCGAGGCCAGTTTCGTTGAGAAGCGTCCGCAATGCAGACCCTTCGCCATATCCAAGGGCATCAAGCCCGCGCCCGGCGGTGTGCAGCGTGGCGTCCCACTTGTTGCCGCCGATTTCCGGGTCTGCCTTGGCCTCGTCCAGCCACGCCTTGCGCTGCTGGTTGCCCTGGTCGATAAATTGCTGGACCGTCGCTTCCTGTGTCTTGGCGATCAGGCTTTGCGCCAGCGGCAGAACCTTGCTTGCCGCCTCATTCGTTAGGCCCAATTCCTTGAAGATCGGCGTCGCTTCGGTCAGAAGGTCGGCATCGATCGTCATGCCTTCGGGAGCGGTCAGATCGTAGGCTTCGGGAATAACCGGCGCGACCGGCGCGGGGTCGGCAGGATCAGCAGCGTCAGGCTTCTTCCCGCCCAGCGCGGTATCATCGCCATCATCATCACCAGCAGCAGGAGGCGCAGGATCAGCGGGAGGCGTGATAACCGGATCAGCATCAGGCGCAGGCGCAGGATCGGCAGCGGGCGCAGGATCGCCAGTCGGATGATCCGGCGCGCGCATGTAACGACCGACGCGCCGCTCCATCGCGGTCATCGCGACGCCAGCCAGCAGGCTATTCCGAGATTTCGTCATACCGAGCAGTCGCACTCTTCTTCTCCTTCGGGGCTGGGTTCGCTTCCTCGCGAAGCACCGCAATCAAGGTCATGATGTTGAGGGGGTGGCGCAGCGTCGCCGGTTGGCCAGCTTCCACGTCGCTAAGCATCGCGATCACTTGGCTGCGACGCCCCTCTGCAAATGAGAGATCGCGTCCATCAGCCCCGGTGGTTGCTTGCGACAAAATCCCGGCGCTTTGAATCGACCGCCAGAGGAAGCGACGAAACGCGGGCAGCTTCATCAACTCGGCCATGTCGGTTTCTTGCTGGGTCATCCGAGTAGCGTGTCCAACATCGATTGGCCGTTGACGTCCGTCTCAGACAGCAGGCGCGCACCATCAGCGCCTTGCTGTAACGCTGGGGCCATCTCTGCCATCTTCGCCATGTTCTGCTGCTGGGCGCGCTGCTGGCGGATCTTGGCGACCTGTTCGGCGGTGCGGATCAAATTAGGCTGCGCTCCTGCCCGATCCGCATATTCATCGATCATTTCATCGGTATCAAGCTTGTCGATGGCCTCAGGGAACACGCCAGCCAGATTGCCGATGAAGGACGCGGTGCGCTCAATCTGGCCCAGGCCGACCATGCGCTGCATCTGGGTCAGGATCGACACGAACTCGACTTTGATGTCGCCTTGCTCCTGCATCACCTCAGGAACAGGCGGCAGCATCCCGCCGCGCATCATGATCCCGAACACGCGATCGATGGCGACGTTCAGCTTCTCGGTATTGACGCGCTCGATCGTCGGGCCAAGCTGGGTCAGCTTTTCCTCGTTGCGCGCGGCGATTTCTTCGATATTGCGGGGTTGGACACCCGGCATGTTCGTGATCGCCATGAACAGTTCGGCGTAGGACGTGGCGTCAATCTGGCGATAGAGGCGATCGATCTCCTGGCCGATGATTGCCGGGGCTTGGTATGGCACCTGATACGGCACCAACACAGCATCCTTGTCCACATCAGCGGCCCACGCGATGTTGCCAGGCTGTCCGGTCAGTTTCAGGCCCGGCTTAACCACCTTCTCCGGCTTGACGATGTGGTCAATCGCTTCATTCCGGCGCTTGACCTGCATCTGAAGCTCGCGGATCGATGCCAACCCCTCCATCGCGGGGGAATAGCCATAGGTGTCCGATCCCGTCGTATCCCAGCGCGGCGCGTAGAACGGCTGATCATGGTAGCCATCGACGCGCAGGATATTGTCGCGGCTGTCCCTCTCGTCCCAATAGACCGAGCGGAATTGCTTGGAGAAGGGATTGCCCGGCTGCCAGTCCGTGTTCGGCTCGATGGCGTGGAACACATCGACCGTTTCGTCATAGGACGAGCGGTCATAGAGGCTGCGAACCGTGGTGGAGACGCGATCACCAAACGACTGCACCGCCTGTCGCACCGTCATGGGGCAGCGGCGATAGAGCGTGTCAGCCACCATCGCGTCGGACTGCGCGATCCAGTATTCGCCAGCAGTCAGAGCGTGGCACACCATGCCGAGCGAGCGATGCTCGACCATGACGCAGGCCTCGGTCCCGAACAGGCCCATCTCATGATAGCCGGTCTTGGCCGCACCGTAGAAGTTCGTGGTGGCGAAGAACGCGCCCATGCGGCGCTCCACCTCCGACAGCCAGTAGCGCACATCAGGATCGTCCATCAGCGCTTCGTCATAAGCCGCCAGTTTGAACCAAGGCCGCGATGGCGACGACAGGCCCGACGTCATGCCATTGGCCAGCGTCCGATAGCTGGTGATCGCGTATTCGTCGTAGAGCTTGGCATTGCGCGAACGGCGAGCGGACTTGTTCGTCTCGCTGTTCATGAACCTCGACCGCGCAGGCTGGGCAAAACGCGCGATGTCTTTCCATTCAGCCTCGTAATCCTGCCGAACAGACTTCATGCCTTGCAGGCGCGTCTCACAGTCCTGACGGATCGAGGACATCAGCCGAGCGTGTTGGATGCAGCGGAAGTGTTGGCGGTGCCGAGCGCGCCGGACGGGCTGGTCATCATGCCCGCGATCGTGGCACGCCGCTTGCGGCGCGCGTCGCGATCCTTGTTCGGGTCCGCACCCTCGTCAGGCAGCTTTACCGACTGCCGTTCAGGGACGGTCGGAACATCAGGGGTCGAAGTGCAGATGGCCTGTCTCCCGCGTCATGGCGGGAGCAGGGATATGGGCTAGGGGGTTCAGGTTGAATCGACGGCTATTCCAGTTCTTTATACCGGTCAGCGGCCCCGGCTTTGGTAACCAGGCTTTCAAAAACTGCTACCTTCATCGTCGTGATGTTCGCCATGCAGCAAGCGTCCCCATCGTCAGGGCTGCGGCCAAGTCGCTTTTTCTGCTCCTCCTTGGCCAGAATGAAAATACCGCCAGGCCGCAATTCCCAGCGATAGGATGCCAAATCGCCGCGCAGCATGGGATCAGGTGGTAGCGCTATAGGGTCAGGGTTTTCCGGGTCCAGCGCCTCCCGCATACGCCAGATGATTTCTGCCCGAAGGTTGAAGAATGACAGCTTGCCATCCTCCGTTTTACCTTTCGACCCATTGGCGAAGTTAATCGGGATCGTCTGGACGTCATTGGCGGTCAGGAAATTACAGGCGGACAAGCCCCAGCCAATGACGTCCGCGTGGACAGGCGCACGGTCCTTGCGCGCCATGATGATATGCCCAGCAGCGATCGGGCCAGCGCGTTCCTGCGGTATCTCACGGCCCGGTATCTTTGTGGGCATATCGAACCATGTTCCGTGACGGGCATAGATGACGAGGTTGTCATTTCCGCCAGCCGCAATGTCCGCACCGATGCTGTCCATTTCACCCTTAGCGTCTCTATGCCTCCATCGGGCCTGCGCCTCGTCGATCCAGCTTGTCGGGATCACCTGCCATGGGTCATCCTCCACGCCAGCCGCAAAGTCGCCATTGAGCATCTGCGACCGCAATGGCTCAGGCAGGGATTGCAGCGTTTCGATATAGCCCGACCGCACGTAGAAATAATTATCCGTTACCCGGCTTGGAATGAAAGTGCGGGACTTGGGGGTGATGATTTTCTCAGGCCGAAAGTCACCAGGGTCGAAGTCATATAGCGGTTCGCCCTTGAACATGACAAACGGGTCCGCACCGGCGCACTCAAAATCCTTCCCATTGATCGTAGTGAAATAGCGCAACTCACCCGGCTTTGCGGGGTTCGGGTGCTTGTCATCCAGCCATGGCCCAAAGAACGGTATCACCCACCGCCCCTCCGCAGTCGTGGGCGGGTTGAAGGTCATCAGCACCCGGCAGCGCTGCGCAGGGTTACTGGAGCGCGTCCAGCCCATTGTAAAGCGGACCTGAAACTCCCGCTGCTCCGTCACCTCATCATAGGCCTTCAGGTCATGCGCGCGGCCCTGCCATTTCTGATGATCGGTCGGATTGTCCAAGCCGCCAAACTCGATGAGGCGATCCACTCCGCCAGTCGATACCCTCCATATTGATTTCTGGCTGTTGTAGCCGTCCGTGCCGCCAAGGATCTCGGTCAGGCGCTGGATAATACCTTCGGTCTGCGCCTTCTCGCGGCGGAACACGGCGGCGCGTTGATGTTCTGTCAGTGCCATGCCCGCGACCAGATCAGACTTGCCACCACCCGCAGAGCCGCCATAGCCGATGATGAAAGCCCGGCTGTCAGCCGCTTCGCTTTGCCTGCCAACCTGCGCCCGCCAAATGTGCTGCGCCAAATCTTCATCAAGCAACCGCATCAGTTCGTCGCGCTGCTCAGGTGTTGCAGCCTCCCAGAATGCGTCCCAATAGGCGGGATCAGTCGGCAGCATCAACATCACCCAGCGTTTGATTGTGGACAGCCGCCAAGGCAGCGAGGCGCGTAGATCGCGTCACGTCATCCATTGCCAGCTTTTCACCATCAGCGTCGGCGTGCTTGATCGTGGTGGCGTTCCCGTATCGCTTGGGATCCCAACGTGCCAGCAGGTCGAGGCGGGTTTGCACGCGCAGTTTTGACCGGCTTACATGCTCATGGTTGAGCGCCTGATATTCCGTCCCATCCTCTCGCTCGCGAGTTTCCCAATCGTTGCGGCCATCGTCCGCTATCTCGATTGCCTCTTCCGCGAGAGCATCGAAGCCGTCTATGCGCGCGCGCGCGAAGCGTCCCGCAATCTCGGCGTCGGCCTCCATCAATCGATACCATGATGACTTCCCAAATCCATGGATGCGGGCGATTTGCCGAAGTGGAACGCCATCAGCAATTTCGGCCAGGACGATATCAACCATTTCGCTCGAAATGCTGCTGTCACCCACGTTCCTTCTCCACCTGCCACCCAACATAAACCAGATCCGCCAGCACGTCGCAGATCGGCATACTACGACTTGCCGCCCATGTCATAATCTGCGCCGCAATATCAGGCTGGCGCGCGCGAACGGCGCTAATCGATGGCGTCGGCACATCCTTGGGCCTGTCGCGCCAGTGTGGGGCGCTGGACAGGGGCATCGCGGTGCATTTGCCCGTGGCAACGATGCAAACCTGCCGAGATCGCTGAAACCGCGCGACCTCGATTAAACCCTTCTCCTCCAAGCGACGGATCGTGTGCGGCGGCGTGCTGTCAGATGAGCACCCAACCATTCCCATCAGGTCGTCATTGCGCGGCGCAGGCAAACAAGCCTCGGCCGCAGCGTTGAGCGCTTCGTAAACGATTCGCTCCCGTTCCGTCATCTCGCTCATTTGCCCATCACTCCCGCCAAGATTGAAACCATCGCGAAGCCCAGCACCGCGATCCCTGCTATCTGCTCCATCCTCAAATCCCCCTCGTCACTGCGTCTGTCATTGCGTCAGTCATTGGGCTGGCTAACAATTGTGGTTTTGCCATCATGGTATCCGAAGCTGACCAAGGCGGATGGTTCCGACGAGCCTTCCCCAGCCTCCCGCAGAAGCCCAGCATCCGACAGCATCCGAAACATCGGCTCGATATTGGCAGCCCAATAATCGAAGTCCGCCCGCGTCAGCAGGTTGGCACCGCACTTTGGGCAAGGCCTGCCAATGTCAGCTTCGATAATCGATTCGACCGGCTCGACATGGCCGCAACCGGCAGCATCACAATTCAGAACTGCACTCATCACCCTCTCCCTCGATCAAACCGCCCCATGGTGCGCTCAGGGCCAAACAAGCTCGTAATCCTTGCTCTCTGAAATTCTCCATGAAACGATATCCCACGCGCAGACCACGCCACCCGGCCATGGCTTCCACCGTCGCTGATCTGGGCGCACGCAGCGGGCGACAACGCCACAGCGATAGCGCACGTCAACGAGCGGCGGGTTTTCGTTGCCAGCGAAGGGGTTGCGGCCAAAGTTTTTCGGCATGTCATGCACTCAGCACCTTGCGGCGGATCGCGTAAACCTGATCATCCGCAATCCAGCGAAGATAGCCCTGCTCCATCGCGATCTTGCGCCACGTCTCCGGCACTGCCGCAACATCGTCATCGGTCGCTGTGTCGGCTTTGAGCGCGGCAATGAAATCCTCAAATCGCCCTTGCCAGAAGCGATGGCAAAGCATCAGCGCCTTGTCGCGGTCAGTGGCAGGCTCGCGGTAATCGCGCAGGATATCGAGGCACTGGCGCGGCGTCGGGAACCAGTCCAATTCCGCGCAAGCCCGGCGGGCCATGTAGGCAAGCGCTTCGTTGCTGAAATCGCCAAGGATGCTCGAATAGACCGCGAACCGCATTTTGCCGGTGGTATCGTCCAGGTTCTTGCTCGGCAGGGTGGCGGCGAGAAACTTGAGGTGGTTCGTAATCTGCAACGGGGCAGCCGGTTCTGGGCGATCGCATTGCGCTTCGGCCCAGACCTTAAGCGCCTTCGCCTCGTCAACCGTTTGCGGCAAACGGATAGCGGGCTTGGGCAACTGCTGCTTCGTCGCAGGCGTTGAGGAATCCATCCCGCCCGCGATTACGGTTAGCGCTGCTTTGCCGATCGTTTCCAT